TGCTCTCGGAGAACTATTACTGCGGAATCTGCGAAACGTATTTTTGCAAAAGTTGTCACGAACCCAAGACCGAGGGTCACGTCTGTAACCCCGACACCGTGAAGACGATCGAGTTGATAAGGGGCGATTCTAAAAGCTGTCCGAAGTGTGGGTACGTCATCCACAAGACTGATGGGTGCAGTCAGATGTGGTGCACCAACTGCCACTGTGCGTTTAACTGGAGGACCGGGGAGATCGAGCGCGGAAGGATCCATAATCCGCATTTTATCGCATTCAAAAAACAGACCAGTAGAGAACACGGAGACATACCCTGCGGTGGAATCCCCACGTTTCGTGAACTTCGAGTCTCGGGATCGTCGTCTAAGATGCTACAGTTCGCGATAGTTATTTACGAGACCGAACGAGTGAACGCCTTCCTAGACACGCGACCAGGTGACACAACGAACCCTCGCATTGGCTATATGCTCGGAGACCTGTCCGAGACTGAATTCAAAAACATACTGCAAAAACAAGAGAAGTTCACCGAGAAGGTGAGAGACATAAACGCGATTTACGAGATGGTGGTACACAGTGGGGGAGACTTGTTGAGACAATACATCATACAGCCACGACTTCACGAGTGGTACATTGAACAGCTTCAGTGGATTTTTGATTATGCTAACCAGGTGTTGGGTGATATTCGAAAAAGGTACAACTGCAAGTTACCGAAGAATATTAATGTCTGACAATTACAATAGAGACCATGCTTTGGGTGCTACTACTCGCCATGCTCGTCGTGTGCATTCTCATGCCGAGATACCCAACCCCCACGGTGATACACGGCTTTCTCAGTCCAGAAGAAAGGGCACACATAATCAAACAGGCTGGTGGTCAACTTTCCGATTCGCTGGTCGACGTCGACGGAACCGTTGACACCGACGTCCGTTTCAGTCAGACGGCGTGGCTTCCTAAAACCGATCCCATCGTCCGTTCAATCATGGAGCGATGTGTGTCGAGGATAAACAAAACGGTCGAACACTGCGAGCAGTTGCAAGTCCTCAAATACGGAGAGGGTGGACACTACAAGCCGCATCAGGATGTGTTTATCCAGGACGAAAACAAGCGGATATGTACCTTCATTTTGGCTCTCACCGATGACTACACGGGCGGCCAGACCGAGTTTCCAAACATCGGTCGGACGTTCAAACTCCGAGCGGGTGACGCACTATTTTTCAAGACGCTCGACAGCCTGGGACTAGAGACTCAACTGGCTCTACACGGTGGGCGACCTGTAGAGTCAGGGACGAAATGGATTTGCAACTTATGGGTGCGACAGGCGCCGTATTAGACCTCGCCGCGTTCGATCAGCTTCTTGCGGTTCTCCATGTGGAGCGCCTCGACTACAGATTTGTTCTGAGCCGCGTAAGGTACCGCGTATCCCTCGTCACAAAGCCACTTATTCACATTGGTCCAACTACCATCCTCGCGGACCCAAACCTCGGCGAGGACGCGTCCGAACTTACCCCGAGAGTCAGCCTCCGGGCACCTGAGTTCGATTTCGATATCATCCTTCTCGGAAGCAACAGCCTTCATGCACCATTCCCTGAGCTTCTTTTTCGAGAGGAGACCGAACTTCTTCTCTATTACATCGGAGGTGCGAGATTCTGGTGTGTCAATTCCTAGCAAACGAACGCGTTGCTTCGTGCACACATCGAAACCGAGGTCTATCGCGACGTCGATGGTGTCTCCGTCCACCACTTTCTCGAGGGAGGAGACGCGGTACTTGTAGTTGCAGGGTCCGACGTTGTAGGAGGACATTACTATATATGACACACCCTTAATCTTTAATACATCGTTTAAAAATCTTGATCGCCGTCACGTAGGTGCCGAATTTCAGTATAGCCGAAAGGATGTGAGGCCGCGGGAGAGGTATCTTGGGTCGTTTCAACTTATCGTGGACACGTTTCAGGGCATCGCACGTGCTGATATACAAACCTTCTGACATGTGGTCTCTGGTTTCATCGATCGTATTCATCACCGTCAGCACGTCTTTATCGATCGCCATAAAATATAACTATATATAAAAATGAACTGCATAGCCCTTTCCGCTGACATCGATCCGTACAGAGAAAGAGTCTCGAAAACCAGGCAGAACGTTTTGAAAAATATTTATAAGGCTAAAACACCCAGTCAACCCCACAGAAACAAGAGGATTCGATTTCACTTCAAAAAGGCAATCAAAGAAGCTCAGACTATTTGCACGGAGGAAGGTGAAACTTCACCCGCGTGCCACGCGGCGTGGTGGGTCGTGGACGAGATCGAAGACGCCATTCACCGGGCGGAGTAGACGACAACTTCGGTAGTCGTGGAGCTGGGATCTTTACTGTTTATCGCGCGACGCGCTTTCACGTCCTTGATGCTGTATTCCGAGAACGCCTCGGTGACCATCTCGACCTTGGCGTTGCTCATAACGAATGTCGCACCCGAACCCTTGATTAAGTTGAACAAATCTTCGTGGTCTTTCTTTCCGAATCCATCCTTCGTGTAACCCACGAAGGATGATTTCGTTTCCGGTGCGTACGGGGGATCGAGGTAAATGAAATCACCCTTCCCAACTTCCTTAAAGGCCTGGCGAAAGTCGCATTGTCTGAACTGCACGTCCTTGATGAGTTTGCTAACTTCGGTGAGTTCACTGCACGACGGTGCTTTCTTGTAGTGGCCCCAGGGTACGTTAAACCCGTTGGGCCCCTCGCGGTACAACCCCCTAAAACAGGTCTTATTCAGAAACAAAAACATGGCCGAGCGCTCGATCGTCTCCTCCTTGTTCGTGTTAAACTTCTTCCGCATCCAGTAATAATAATTCTCCTTCGACCGCGTGGCCTCTTCGAACGTCGCCGGGTCTCTATTCACGTCGTCACCCGAGCACTCGTCGTACTCCCCGAATAGCTTTTGAACGTGACCCTGGACTGCGCCTGGGTTTGATTGTATGTTCTGGTACAGGGCGATGAGCGAGCCGTTGAGGTCATACGCATAAACCTTTCCCTTGACGAACCCCCTTGACAGCACCGATAAGAGCACGCTTCCGCCACCCACGAATACTTCGTGGTAATCACGAATGTCTTTAGGAAACGAATCGATAACTTCTTCGATGATTTGCGACTTACCCCCAACCCACTTAAGGAATGGTTTCATATATTTAGTATAGTGCCGGCTATTTTTAAGCCCCTAGGGAAGTTGGGTACCGTAATATTTTAAGATGAAAACGAAGTGGTTAGACACAAATTCGAGTGGCAAACCATTCGAAAAATGTTTCCGTCCCGACGGTAAACATATAATAGGCGACAGGGTATTTAGTTATATAGAACAGAATACATTCGTCAAGCGAATGGAACACTTAAAAAACCCGTATTGGGACCACTGTAAAAAACCAGACGGCGCGTTGATTAGCGACGACGAAAAAACGCTTTTCATCATCGAGGCGAAACACCAGATTGTCGCCGGCTCGGTCGATGAAAAGATTAGAGCGGGTCCCTGTCTGCGCGAAGAATACAAACAACTATACCCCAGTGTCGAGAACGTCCACATGATGTTTATCGTAAACGACTGGTGGTTCGGTCGGCAGAAAAAATACGAAATCGCCATCGAACACAACCGGAAAGTCGGTATCCCAATATTTTTCGCTGAACAAGTTGGTTCGGCGTGGAGAGTTCATATTCAGAACAAAAAGTGGACCATTTATCCAGCCTTCTATCGAGTAGACGAAGATGCTATTTTTGATTGGATGCACTCAGTTTTGTAATAAAGTTATGACCGGTGCCTCGTCGTCATATGCATAATACCTAATACTTATACCGAAGAGTCTCGTGAGTTCGGTGTTGAGATCGTGGTTTATTAATTCCTTCCACGTGTTCAGCCTAGTCTCAAAGTATTCCAGTCCCTCCTCCGAGAAAACCATGTCCCGTAGATCCTCGCGCTGTCTGAAGTTATACATCCCCAGTTCGACCGCCGCGGGTACGGCGCAATTCCCCCTCTCCGCCGACGCGAGTACGCTGATGACGTAATATCCGTGCGCGTCACATATGAGGTTGACCTGCATCTGAGGAAAGTTGTAAATGTAAGAATCGAAATCGTGTTTGCTGGGTAGCGTACAGAATACCGTGTACGGATTGGGACTGTTGCATGGACGCGTGACCGAGGGGTGTGTATGAAAGCATAGCGTCGACGGCCACATTTTTTTGACCGTCTTCAGTCTCACCTTATCCCTGTCCCTCGACGTGACGAAGAGTGGGTTTTTGAAGGTTTTATTTTTCAACTCGATTTTTCCCGCGTATTCCCATCTCTTCTTACCCGAGAGGTCGGAGATACGTTTCAGCTCTTTGATGATTCGAGGTGGTATCTGTACATCATATTTTCGCAACGAACTCATCCCTAATATTAACCTAGGGATTTTAATCAGGGGTGGCAACCAACCAAAAAAAAGATGGCGACCCTCGACGTAGAAACCATGGCGCGCGACATTTACGGGGTACTCGGCGCAGGGTACTCAGAGCGAGTCTATCATAATGCCGCGGAGGTGTATCTCAGAAACATGAACATCAAGTACGAGTCAGAGCGACACATCAATGTCCCATACAGAGGCCACGTCGTGGGAGATCTGCGCGCGGACATCATAGTTGAGCAAGAAATGGTTCTAGAGTTCAAGAG